CGTACCAAAAGAGAAGAATTACTAACAATAACGGCTGAAATAGAATTGATTGAAGCCTTTATTGACCATGCCTCCAAATTAATTTATAGAGCACAACAACATCAAGATAACCAACAAAAAGAAAAGGAATAACTATGAACAAAGATAATAAGAATACAGAACCTGAAAACACAGATGAAAAATTACATATATCTGATGTTATACCCGGTTTTCGTAAAAGGTATTTTTTTGATGGTATATTCTGGTATAAACAGGATGAGGGTAAAGGATTAGAAATAATGACTGATGAAGAGATTGTGGTTATGAAAAAAAATACCATAGAAGGTCAATGGTTGTTAGATGGTAAGTTTGAAGATAGGACAGACATAAGAACTTATAATTAAAAAAATATAACTATGGACGTAAGCATGGATGGTTTGAGAAACCAAATGGTAAGAAACTATAACTCCTTGGTTAAGAAATTAAACCAAAAAATTGATGGTGATGATATTACGATAGAACATTATGCAATTCAAGATGAGTTGGATGCTCTTCGCAATTGTATTGTAACACTCGCATTCACATATATGGATGGAGAAGGTGGATGGAAAGAGATGGATGAAAACACAACATTTGAAATATTCAATGGGGAAGAGTAAAATTTTATTTGGATAATTAAAAAATAGTTGTATCTTTGTCCTATGAAAATAGTATTAGAAAAAGGACAGAATTTATTTATTACAAGTGATACTCACTACTCTCACAGCAATATATGTCGGGCAACAACAAAATGGGTTGGTGCTGATAATGTAACAAGGGATTTTAAGAGTTTAAATCATATGAATGATACCATTGTGAATAACATAAATGGTGTCGTTGGTGAGGATGATATCTTAATACACCTGGGTGATTTCTCGTTTGGTGGGTTTGATAAGATTAGAGAGTTTAGAAACCGGATTAACTGCAAGAATATTCACCTTGTTTATGGAAATCACGACCACCATATTATGAATAACAAGGATAATATCCAAGAGATATTCACATCCACATCAGACTATCTTATGTTGGATTTAAGAATACCAAAAGGTAATATTGTTGATAAGTATAATTTTGTTTGTTTTCACTACCCGATAGCATCTTGGATTGATATGAATGAAGGTTTTATCCACCTTCACGGGCACGTTCATTTGCCAAAGCATCAAAAAATAGGCGATGGAAAAAGCATTGATGTTGGTGTTGATGGGAATGATATGATGCCATACAGAATACAGGAGATTATTAATTTGATGGAAAAACAACCAATACGGAAACTTACTTTACCAAAAGACCACCACGAAAAAAGAATTTAACAAACTAAAATAAATGTTATGAAGATAATTTTCCTTGATAATGATGGGGTTATTTGTTTAGAAAATAATTGGGGTTCCCGGTATAAAAAATCATTGAAGTACTCCAAATCAAAAATGGTATACGAACACCTTAAACCGGTGGATTTTAAGTTTGACAATTTTGATGATAAGGCTATTAAGGTATTGAATGATATTATATCAGAAACTGATTGCGAGATTGTCGTTAGTTCAGATTGGAGGTTACATGCAACTCTTGAAGAGTTGGGTGAATATTATCTATCACAGGGGATTATTAAAAAACCAATTGGATATACTCCAACGGCATATAAAGTCCCAAAAGAGTTTGATTGGGGTACCACTCATGAGTTGGAAAAGAGCCGGGGATTGGAGATTTTGGAATACCTTAAAAATAATCCGGAGATAACACAATGGGTTGCGGTTGATGATTTGGATATGTCAATGATGGGTGAATATGGTTTAACTAATTTTGTTAGGACACCTAATTCTCGGGAAGGGATTAAACAATCAGGTATTAAAGAAAAAATTAAAAAATATTTGACAAAAAGTTTGGTGGATTAAAATAAAGATAGTATCTTTGTACCCTAAATAAAATATAACTATGAAAACACTTATACTTCTTTAATAACTTAAAAAAGTTTTTATAAATTTTTCTTCATATCTGTCTGTAAATTTTATTTTACCGGTTAAATAAAGGTCAGTTATTTCTTTATTATTAAGATTACTAACTGACCTTAATTTATATTTCATACCATTTTCCTCGCAAAATTTTATTGAGGATTCTTTTTTTAAAGATACTGACTCTGATTTGAATAAATTTTTAGGTTTTATCTCAACTAAATACTTGTCATTTATTACGAAATCAGGAAAATAATTTCTGTTTGTTCCTTTATAGTCAGTATAAGCAATTTTATACTTATCAGTTTCGCCAGACTCCCATTTTAAATTAAATCTTTCAATAACCTTAACCATATATGACAACTCCATAATACTTCTAAAAAACCATCCATTATACCATCCGGACCACCCATTACCACTTCCATTTGGAGATGGTTTCCCATACATCGGATTATTTTCACCGGATGACGAAATTGATTGTTTTTGTTTATATGATTTCAATTTTTCGTCCGCAATATTTTGACCATATTTATCAACCCAAATTTCATAAAATGTTTTTCCAAACATTGGGTTGTTTTTTCCCGACGTTACTTTTGACATTTTTTCTCTAAATTCTTTTGTTTTATAGTTTGAGTAATCTTTATTTTCAATCATTTTTTTCTTTGTCTCATCAGAATGTGATTTACCAAAAAAAGGGTTTAAATTTCCTTTTTTACCGTGCATAGGATTGTTCTCACCTTTAACTCTTTCTGACATTTTTTTTAGTCTTTCTTCTGTCATTGTATTTTTTAAACCGCAACTTTTACACAAACTATTCTTTTTTTCGGCAGTTCTCAATGAATAAATTGTACTATATTTAAGTTCTTTATTGCAAATCGAACATTTTCTTGTTAAATTTTCCATTTTAAATTTTGTTTTTAATTTTATTATTACTATCTTTGTATCCAATAACAGGAACACCCCATAATATAAATATATGGAAAATTTAAAAAATACAAATTTGAACCCCTCCAACAGAAAATTGATTCTGTTAAGAGGGGTTCCTTGAAGACCGGGTTCAGGTAAATCAACATTAGCAAAAATGATAGTCGGAAAAAATCATATTCAACATAAGGAAACCGATATGTATTTTTACGATAGTCATGGTGATTATAAGTTTAATCCATCAGAACTTAAAGCGGCTCACGCGTGGTGTCAAAATGAAGTTAACACATTAATGAGGTTTGACTATTCACCGGTGGTTGTATCAAACACATTCACACAAGAATGGGAGATGGAACCTTATTATAAAATGGCGAAAAAGTATGGTTATCAAGTTCATTCGGTTATTGTGGAAAATAGACACGGAGGTGTTAATGAACACAATGTACCGGAAGATAAATTACAACAAATGAAAGACAGATTTCAAGTTAAACTTTAAAAACATAAACAATGATTAAATTTAAAACAAACCGAGAACAACTTATTGACAAGAAAAATTCTCTTCGCAATCAGTCCATTTTTATTGATAATCAGATTAGATTATTAACTGACAAAATTAATAAGATGAATGGTTTTACTTATCGTTTGTTTAATACGAGCAGTCATGCTGATATTGTTAGTTGTGAAAAGGTAATTGAAAATTTACATTTACTTCGCGATTCGGTTGACGAATACTTTGAAATCATTTCCAACGAAGTTGATAAAATGGATGACGAAGAAAATAATTAAAAAATATTTTATAAAAAGTTTGGATAATCGGAGTAAAGAACCTATCTTTGTATTCACAAAATAACCAAAACTATGAAAACAATACAAATTTTATCCATTCTAATCGTATCATTTTTTCCATTATATTTGATAATGTCAAGCATTAGAAGAATGTTAAGAGATGGTAAGATGAAAAAATAATAAAATAGTCAGGTGGCGGAAAAGTAGACGCTAATGAACGCAGGCAAACATATAACGCCTCTCACGAGTGGTGATAATAAAAGATAAAACACTACACCTACAAGTTCAAATCTTGTTCTGACTACAAAAATAACGTTCTTAAAAATATAGTTACATTCAGAGGTTAAACCAACCACTCATAGTTGGGATTAGGCTTTGATGATGCATCCTTCATTCTTGATGGTTACGATAGACCTGCTTATCTTAATGGTTGATAACGTATATAAGTCCGAGCATAAAATACGACGACTAAAATTCGTAAAAGTAGAGATGATTGTAATATACTTCTGTGTAAGTCACTGACCTTCTTCAGGATAAGTGCTTTTGAGTGTAACTTAAATTTAGTGCAGTGGCGGAATGGTAGACGCTGTATAGAAATATACGATGGGCTTAGACCCTGTAAATATAGGTTCAAATCCTATCTGTACTACAAATAACCTGTACCCTTGAAAAACTCGTATTATTGGTGTCTACGTTAATCCGTAGTGTAAGTCGCAATCAGAATAGATTGCTACCATAGATAAGCAGGTTGGCTTTGAAATAAAAGGGTATGAGAATAAAAAGCAACATAGTCAGGTGGTGTAAAAGTAACTCATGGGTGACGCGATAAAAGGCAAAAGACCAAGCAACAGGGGCGGTACCTGTCCTGACTACAAAATAAAAAATAAAAGATATGGATTGGAGAAAACTATTTTTGATAACTTATTGGATAAGAGGCAACGACTTCAACGCCTTTACTTTTCTTATTGACGTATACATTATTTTGTTTGTGTTGACGATGGCTGTTATTGGTATAAATTATATCTTCTAAAATAAAAAAATTATGTTAGTATTAAGTTATAAAGGTAATTACGGAGACAAAATCTATAATAACAAAACGGTTTCCGAAGTAACCTCAAAAAAGAATGCCATTCACGATTGGATGGATGCTGAATGTGTGGATTTATGTGATGCTCTCAATTCAATAAAAGGAATTAAGACATTTAGTTCGTGTTGCGGACATAATGAAGAACCATTTCAACTACACTTCAACTGCTCTGATTTGGATGGTTTAAAGTTTATCGTATCATGTATTGATGAACGTTATTGGGAGTTTGGCAATGAATGGACACTAAGTGCTACAATTGGTGATGAGGAACCTCACATATTAAACTTTTGGCTACGAAGTGAAAGTTCTAATTTGGAGACAATAAATCATCAGGTTAGAGATATGATTGAGACATTAAACTACTATCTTAACCACAAAAATAGATTTGAATTCTTGGGATTGGACTATAAGAACTTCATTTTCAATAAGGTGGAGGAAGTAATGTCTTAACTTAAAAAAATATTTCACAAAAAGTTTGGTGGAATAAAATTAAGTTCTTATCTTTGTTGTCAACAATTAAAACAATTACAACTATGTATTACGACCTAAAAACAAAGAACAAACGCCCTCTATTAAATGTTATCTTAACTCTTGTTTTTAT